AATTTTAATTTTATTAGATAATAAACTACCATTATCTTTTGGGGATTTATCAAGAACTTTTAAAATATCATCACAAGTAGCTTTTAAACTAGTTCCAACTACTATAAAGTCTGATATTGGGGCTCCAGTAGAGTCTACTGCGTTTGTCACTGATGTAGCTAAACTTTTTAAACTAGTCACTAATGATGATAGTTGCTGTATTAAATTTTCTCCTAGTACAGCTGATTGTAAACTAGTTCCTTCTGTTCCTTCTGATGATCCTAAATATATTTTATCTGCTGTTAGAGCTATTTTGGACGCGTCTACTCCTACTGTTTCCCTACAAGATAATTGTATTGATTTATTAGCTAAAGCTATTATTGAGTCAGTTTTAGCGTTGAATACTAATCTACCAGAATTTAAAACAATTTGGTTGGAAGAATATTGGTTTACATTAGTTGGAGGAGTTGAGGTATTTGATGAAAATGAAAAATTATTTGGGCTTGAAGCAAATAATGGGATAATTTGATTAGAAGTTAAATATATAGAAGATAAATCATTATTGATATCTTCAACTACAGGTATCCATACATCAGTTAAATATTCTGCTTGTCCATTTCTTATTATAGTTAATGGGTCTCCATTTGACCCAGTAGAAGACCAATTATTAGGTATAAAAGCATTATTAACAGTGGAGCCTAATCTTATTGAATTACCCCATCTGCCCTCATAAATTATATCTCCTTCATATGGTAATAAAGGATGTGTTTCTATTCTTTCACTGAATGTTTTACCTAAATAGATTTCGGAACTATCATCTGTTATTTGTCTAACAGCTCCTTGGAAAGCCTCTTGGTAATCTACTTGTTGGTTTATATTATTTGTTGGGTTATTATCATATCCAGGTATAGCATTATGAATTTGACTATTCCACATATTAAGTGGTGGGAAGTAATAATATGAATTAGAACTTAAATTTAATTGTATATTTGAATTAGGTAATTGTACTAGATATATAATTTCATTAACTAATGGATAATTTTTAATATTTGGGAAAATAGGTGTAGCGTATTGTTTTTGACTAAATGCACTCCCAGTAATAGGATTATCTATATATTCCCAAAATATAGTTCCTATACTACTCCAATCGCCAAATTGATTAAATAAATGTTTATTATTAATCCCATTTACTTCTTCAGAATTATCAAGTATAATATATTTTACCCTAGCAGGAATAATAGTACCTAACCCAGAATTAAATTGAGGGGCTCCATTAAGTTGTTGGGTATTAGATGTTGTATAAACAACATTATTCATCCCAACTGTACCAAATGATATATCTATACCCATTATTCTTCGGTTTTAAATTTATCTATCTCAGCTAATAACTGTTGTTTTTCTTCCTCAGAAATACCAAAACCACCATCAGTATTAGAAGCATTATTACTCATAATACGTTGAATAATTGTAGCCATTTTAATTAATTGCTCATCATTTTTAACACTTATTTCTAAGTATTCTTTAATTAATGGAACAATTAAAGTAGCGTCACCTATACTTTGTACAAGTGGTTTTAATTCAGAAATTAAGATAGATATTTGTTTCTCTTTTTTCTTTTGGTTATCATATATTTCCTCTAATATATCAGAGAATTTCTTTTTACCAAAAACAACATTATCTAAATTACTCATAATATTTATTTTATTTATAAATATCAATGATGGAAATCTGTATATCCGTTCTCTAAATAGAAATAATAATGTTGTTTAAATATAACATATAATTTATCGGCTATTTTAGTGATTTTAGGGGTTTTAGCGTCAATAATCTCACGAATGTATATATACAGTGCTTTCTTATTAAAGATGTCTATACTCTCTCTTTTACGGAATAGTTCTAAAATAGCATCTGCAATTTGAGCGTCACCTTCTTTAGGAAATAAACTGAATATATTTTTAGTACAATACTTAACATACTCATCTATGAAGTTAGATAATTTATCTTGAGCTGATCCTTCTTCAATTGAGTATGAAAAATTTTCATTTGATTCTATTTCTTCAATAGGTGCTTTATCAATACGTTTTTTATAATTTTTAGTATTAGTGATTATAAGATAACGTTTTGCGATAGTCCCAAAATATGAAAATGCTTTAGCTCCTTTTTCTGGGTTGAATAAATGGATTTTAGATAATAAAAATGTTATTACCTCATGTTGTAAATCTTCAATATTATCTACTTCTGTGTAATAAAATTTAAAGGTATGAATAATGTTTTCTGTTAATTTAAAAAAAGCATAGTGAATACGTTCACGATATATTTTATCTTTTAATTCAAAATCACTAGTATTATTGTATAACACAATTGCATTCTCAGTATCTTGAGTAAAATACTGAGTTGGTTTCTTTTTAACTTTCACCTCGGTCATAATTTTTTAATATTAAATTGATTTAATATATCTTGTAATTGTTTAATCTCTTTAAAAAAGAAACCTACTTCATCATCTGATTCAAATGAGCCTCTAGCATCTACTTCTTTAAGTTTTTTATCTGAGAATTCAATGATACCTGATATTTTATTTAGGTAAGACATATATCCTGCTAGAATATCTTCTTGACGTTCATTCTTTTTAAGAAGATTAAAGGTCGTGTATCCTAAGATCACGACCATTATTCCTAATATAATTGTTAATATTATCATAAGTCATTTAACATATTCATTAATCCTGTACTTTCAATAGAACCTAATGTTTTAGTTTTAATTGTTTGTTTAGGTGTTTTATTAGTGGTAAGATTAAAGTTATTTGATTTAACCTGTTTTTCACCTTTTAATTTAGGATTCCATTCACGTTCAAACTCAATACGAGCAGCCATTAAATCAGCTTGGTGAACAATATAAATTAATGAAGTGCGAGGTTTTGTTTCTGGTGACCAAGACATTAAGTATGGCTTGTTAGCATCATCATATAAACCATCATGTAACTTAATTGCTAACCACTCGTTTTTAGACATCTGGATACCATGAGAAAATAGTAAATGTAAACTACGATCTGGTACTGACATAAACTCTAGGCGATCGTTGAATTTATAATCTTCACCTAGTTTATCTTTACGCCATTGGTCATCCTGAGGGATATAAGCATCATTATGTTCATCACCCATTTTACCTAGGTCATGATTTAAAGCTGCGAATACTAATTCTTCTTTAGTGTAAGTAGACTCATCTACCCCCATTTCAACCCAAACATCATTTAATTTAAGAGCACAATCTACTACTCGTAATACGTGATCTACGTATCCACCTGGGAATGCATTATGGTACTCTTTCTTATGAGCTGCTGGCATAAGCATAATACGTTCAGAGTACTTAGAGTAAAAATCTAATAGTTGTGAACAACGTGGTTCACTGATATATGATTTGATAGTTTCCTCTAAATCTATCCAGTTTTGTTGAATTTGTTCTGCTGTTAACTTCATATTAATTATACATTGTCTGTTCAGACTCAACAAATAAACGAATTTGTTCTGTTGTTTCTTTTAATTTTTCAATACCTTCCAAATATACTTCTATTGGTTGTTGTTGTTTAACAATAAAAGTTAATTGGTTAGCAATATTATCAATTTTATCTAATTGATGTAATACATTGTCTTTATTTTTCATAAATTTAATTTTAGTAGTATTATCCGTAACCCGTGGCTACCTTATCACATTTTGTTTTCATTACGTTTTTGAATTGCTTCAAAACCCGTAGTTATAATGTAAATAATAGAAAATTGGAAGCCAAATTATTTTTAAGAGAGGTTTATAGTATTAGATATTTTTAATAAAAAAGCACATTTCTCATATTCTTCTTGTGATTCAAAATAATCAATAGACAATACAAGAGCCTTCCTAAAATCTTTATCAGCGTAAAATTTAAGGCATTCAACATGAAAAGAATTATCTACTTCTATTTTAGATAAATTTTCTAATGCTCTATTAAACACCATATAACACCCAGCTTTACGAATATCTTCTATATCTAATTGTGGGTCTGATAATTCAAAAAATTTAAGTAATTGTTGACTAAATGTTTGATAATTTATGATTAATTTTTTAAACATTCCCATCCATACAGCGGGGTATTCATTGAGGTTAATTTGAACATTTTCATCTTTTTCCTCTTCAGGGGTCTTAAATAAATTAAATATTTCTTCAATATCCATATATATAAATATATGATAAGTAGGGAAATAGCGGCTTTAAGCCGCTTTTATTATCATTTTAACCCTTTAATAATTGTTTTGTACCTTGTACTTTTAATTTACTTATTTCGTTTTCTAAATACTCTACTCGTTTAGTTAAAGTATAAAGAAAAGTAATTGATAAAATTGTTTCAATAAGTAAAATTGCAGTTAATATTAACATAATAAAAAAATTAGTGCGCCTGACAGGAATCGAACCTGTGACCTGCGGTTTATGAGACCGCTGCTCTAACCAATTGAGCTACAGGCGCTTAGCACTCAAGGTTGGACTTGCACCAACACGTTCTATTGAACTCGAAACCTTAGCGTCTTCTATCGAGTTACCATGGTAACTTCACTTTCGCCACTTGAGCAATATTAATATAATAAATAAGAATTATAAAGCCAAACTTATTTACAAATAGCATCAGCTACATATGAAGCAACCATAGCTTCAGGTTTACATCTAGGAGTGTAACCCATTGATTCTATGTATCCTAATGCTGCTCTTAATACTTGATTAGATTTATATTTAGGATCTGGGTTAAGATCTAAATCAATATAATTAGGTTCAATTCCATTCTCACTTAAAATCATTGCTGTTTGTAAAGAGTATTCTACTTCATTCCATAATCTAGTGAAACGATCTGGAATTCTATTAACTATATCTTTAGCATATAGAACATGTCCACCTTTTCCTGAATTATGTAATACAATAACAACTGCATAAGTAGTATAACGCTCATTTTGAGAGTCACAACCAACATAGATAGTAGTATCTGAGTTATTAGCTAAGAAATCTTTTACATATGGGATTAAGTCTACTTCTTTCCTAGTAGATAGGCTTTTGAATTTTAGTTCCATAGCTTTAATTTTTGAGTCAAGTGCTGGAGTCGAACCAACCTAACAGTTTTTGCAGAACTGCGCCTATAACCGCTCGGCCAACCTGACATTTATTATAAATAGTACCCCGAAAGAGATTCGAACTCCTATCTCTTGATCCGTAGTCAAGTGTTCTATCCATTGAACTATCAGGGCAAAATAGTACCTCTATAGGGACTCGAACCCCAATAACAACCTTAGAAGGGTCGTGTCCTATCCATTGAACAATAGAGGCAAATAAGCGGAGAGCATTGGAGTCGAACCAAATCCCCGAAGGGACACATTGCTTAGCAGGCAAGCCTAATCACCGTCATAGCTTACTCTCCTTTTTGTGTGTCTAACCAGATTCGAACTGGTGCTAACGGAACCACAACCCGTCGTGCTAGACCGCTAACACTATAGACACCATGTAGTACCTCCTGAGAGACTCGAACTCTCACTGCATTTAAGCACTGGTTTCTAAGACCAGCATGTCTACCAATTCCATCAAGGAGGCAAATAAGCGGAAGAGATAGGACTCGAACCTACACATCAGTTTCCCGATACCGGTTTTCAAGACCGGGGCGATACCAATTACGCTTTACTCTTCCAAAGTTCCTCACCTGAGATCTCAGTGAGTAGATTTTAACGGGTTTCTCTAACTATTTCGAGAACCTTCATCTGCGTGGATACGAACCAAACGCGAAACTTTTTCATTAGTGTCTTACCACATAAAAACCTGTCAATCCAATACGTCGGCGATGCTGGATCTTGCTATCGTTTTACCCGAATCGATTCCCCATTAAGGTCGGGGGCTTTTTACTACCACTACTTTTTTACAGAATGTAGCCAATCTTGCTGAGTATCTCTTACTCATTGTTGTCCCTGATGGATTCGAACCACCGTTCTCTGAACCAAAATCAGATGTCCTGCCGTTAGACGAAGGGACAATATATAGCAGCTCCAACGGGATTCGAACCCGCACCACACGGCGTGACAAGCCGGCATTGTAAACCATTCAACCATGGAGCTAAATTAAAAAACAGACTTTGCACACGTTGGAGGTCTACTGTGCTAATTCATCCTCCCGCTTCTACGTTCCCGTCGGTATCTGTTTTTTAGAGCAGGTGGCGAGAATCGAACTCGCATCTCCAGTTTGGAAGACTAGAGTAATAAGCCATTATACGACACCTGCTTATGTAGTGGTCCGGGGTGGATTCGAACCACCGACACCTGCATCTTCAGTGCAGTGCTCTACCAACTGAGCTACCGGACCATTATTAGTACACCCTATTGGACTCGAACCAACAACCTCTTCCATGTAAGGGAAACACTCTACCATTGAGTTAAAGGTGCGTGGTGAAGGTAATCGCGTTTTTGAATAGAACCGGAACCCCCGTTAAAACTATTTTGTATGTCTTTCCATACTTGTACAACAAGGATCTTCTTTACGTACTAAGGACTCTCTTGTGCTTCCTTTGTGGACCTGGAGGGGCTCGAACCCCCGACCTTCTGAATGCAAATCAGACGTTCTAGCCATCTGAACTACAGGCCCATTTAAGTTGTCTAAGTGGCAAGACTCGAACTTGCAACCCCTGGTTCCCAAAACCAGTACTCTGACCAATTGAGCTACACCTAGATAATAGTCTTCACAGCTAGACTCGAACTAACAACCTTTCGCGTATCAGGCGAATGCTCTAACCAATTGAGCTATGTGAAGAAATGGAGCTCCATGTCGGACTCGAACCAACAACCCCTTGTTTACAAAACAAGAGCTCTAACCATTGAGCTAATGAAGCATTAAGCACGTCTACTAAGACTCGAACTTAGAATAACAGTTTTGGAGACCGTAGTGATAACCATTTCACCATAGACGTAAATAAGTGACCCCGGTGAGGCTCGAACTCACGACTCCCACATTAAAAGTGTGGTGCTCTAAACCAGCTGAGCTACGAAGTCAAAAAGTTGTGCAGGAGGGACTCGAACCCCCAAGTCTATAAGAACCTGATTTACAGTCAGGCGAGCCAACCAATTGCTCAACTGCACAATGTAGTACTCGGTACGGGATTCGAACCCGTGTAACAAGAATGAAAATCTTGTATCCTAGGCCATCTAGATGAACCGAGCATTTGATTAAAAATTTGAGGCGACAATGAGACTCGAACTCATAGCCGATCGGTTAACAGCCGATTGCTCCACCATTGAGCTATATCGCCTTCTTAATCCCAATATGTCAAATAACGTTTTTGTTTACTCATGGCGCGTTACTGCTAATTTCAACTTTTTAAATATAACATCTTTTTTCTCTAAAGCCAAACTTTTTTAACCCTTTTTGAAAAAAAAACCTCGAACTTTTTGGCTCGAGGTTTTCGTTATATCTTTTTTATATGTTTATATACAAACTTAACTTATCCTCGAGGCATATTGTTTCCAATCAAAGCCAATATTTTGGCCAGCCGCTTGAAGCGATATCTCCGTTGCCGGGCGATAACTGATATGTCTAAAGGTTTGTTTCATTGTTTTATATACATATACGATGTTTTATAAAAACATCAAAATTATTAAAATTAGTTGCGGGAGCAGGACTCGAACCTGCGTCATTTGGCTTATGAGACCAAGCTGGAACCATCTCCAGTCCACCCCGCCTTATTATTATTTTTATTTTATCTTTATTTCATACTATTAATATAACATCACTTTCTCGCTTTTCCAAACCTTTTTGTAAAGAAGGTTAAAGAAAAAAAAACCGGGCTTAACCCGGCTTTAAACGACTATCTATATTTTTGTATTATAGTTGTCCATCCGGATTAGTAGGTGGGTTATCTGTGGGATTTGACGTGTTATTTTTAGCTTGCTGTTTAATTTTAGCAATATTTTCAATAACAGTTAATCCTAATCCACCACCAGCAATCAACGCAATTGAATCAAACATAAACTCAGGAGTAATATGTTTTTCATCTTTATAAGTAGCGATATAAGCTAAAGAAATAACTACAAATAAAGCTATCAATGAAGCGAATCGTTTACTTGAAGTATCAGAGTTACCTGATAATAGGTTTTTAAAGAATTCTTTCATACTGTGTGTTTATTATAAATATATAAAGACAGAAAAAGGTCGACTTTAGTCGACCTAATTCCCCTATTATGAGTATTTTATTGCTGTAACATCACTGGTGTCTTACCATCAGTAATAATGATTCTATTCTCACTCCAACGTAATGCATCAATGTAACGCTCAGTTAAGATTTCTTTAGTTAAACCTTGAGATTTAATTCTATTGGTTTCTTGTTCAATTTGAGCTTTTTCTTTCTGCATACGAGCTACTTCTAACTCATTTTTAACCTGCTCAGCCATTTGTTTTTGGTTATTTCGAGCTTCAATTGCTTGAGCCATACTAACTGGTGGAGTCAAACCTGATGTTAAACTATTCAATTTAAAGAATTTACCTTCAAACTCAGTACGTAGACGTTCTTGTACTCCTGATTCAAATTTATTTAAATTATTCATTAAAGAATCAGTAGTGAAATTACGTGCTTCCTCTCTAAAAGCATTAATAACAATTGGATTTAAAATCATATTTTCCAAGTTATCCATATTATCATCAAACCCAGTATGTTTGTAATTAAATACAATATCAATACCTTTACCTCGAATTGCTTCGTAAGTGAATGATGGATCTACTGTGAACACACCAGCATCTTTAGCGGTAATAGTTACCTGAGTAGGATCGGCGGTTTGTTCATACATTGGTACCTGGTACAACTCAGTACCTGGGCCTAAAACACCCTGAGTACCAGTTACGATACTGAAGTCTTGAACTCCATTTCGACCATAATTCTGCATTAATACTCCTTCAAAATTCGGTTGAACCGGATTACATGCTGTAAATAACATTGCTACAGCTACAATTGAGAATAAAACTACTTTTTTCATTTTTTATTTATTTTACATTAAACATTTTACTATATGGGAGTCCAAACAATACAAAGATGTGGGTGACAATTCCAATCCATGTTATCCAAGGTAACGGTGATCTAAATAATATCAACCATAACCATAACATACCTGCGTTTGCTAGGATAAATAACAACGCGGTGAACATAATTTTTCTCATTTTGATTTATTTAAATTGATACAAATTCAGCTGCTAATTCATACAACTTAGCATTCAAATCTAAGTCTTGTCTGAAGTTCTTGATTTTACGAGCTTTACGAACCTTAGCACCTGTAGTATAAGCAAACATTCCTTGAGTAATCTTTTCTTGGATTGTATTAAATACACTCCATAAATCATTACCTCTATCTTCAGGACGAGTTGGTGTAGTTAAATCATTATAATCAATTGTGATATTTTGTGCTTGTTCTTCACCAAAACGAATTTGAACTGCTTTACGAGCAAACTCAACAATTTGTTCTTGTTCTAATTTAGTTTGCTTAAATCTATTCATTGACTCAACAGCTAATGGTAATGCTTGAACCATGTTAGTGATTACTCTTTCTAACTCTTCAAAATCATAACCATAGTGGCGAATTTTCATATTCTCAAATTCTTGAGTTGAAATCACTAATCCATTCTCACAAA